ACAAAAGGATTATTTTGGAACATTTGCATCCGAGCAACTGATTTCTGCAAAGCAAACTGGCGGTTGATAAAGTCGAGTCCACCCTTTGGTTCAATCGAGTATTCATCGTGGATACCTTCGGGTGGCATTGTTCCAGTCTCTTCGGCATACCGGAACATCAAGTCTTTCTTGTTATACTGCGTATAGAGCGACCAGCACTGTTTGAATAGATGGGCAAGACCCATTCGGAACATGCGATTGCGAAGATCACCAGAAGCCGCTGCTTGTGACTGAAGTGCTTGAATTTCAGTAGCAGTCTTGCGATCTGACACTTGGAACTGTGAACCAGCACCAAAGTCAGGATTACCCATCCGCTGTTCAGAAAGTAGCCTCTCTTCGAGCATCAATTTCTGGAAGTCAAATGGAGGTTGGCTGAACTGAACTGGCTTCAAGCCTTGTGGCAGAATCTGCCCAGGCTGCATTTTTAGGTTCGATGTGTTTAACGAGATTGGATTCTGTGCTTCAAAAACGGGTCGGTTGGCCAGTTCAACGTAATCGGAGAGGGAGTTCTTGAGCTTATTTAGCAGGTTCTCATTCGGGAGCAGGATCTCTGCTACGCCTCTCGGACTGTACCAACCGCCCCCTGTGACCTCATAGGGGAAATCTACAAAAGGTGGTTCACCGTGACGATAGGGCAATGTGAATGGTTTGCGAACATCTTCAGTTACGACAAGCGGACTATACGTTTCGACCTTCCATCCTTCTTCAGAAGGTGTGTACATCTCCCAAAGAATGATGCGATCATTTTCAGCTTCTTGAGTAATTCCCTCGCGTCGATAAATCTCGTCTTGAATCTCACTTCGTAAGCCCACCGATTTGGATGGTTTACCAGAAATGGTTTTAATGAACTCGTCGTCCTGCTTGTAAAGCGGATTTGCCTTATAGGAATCGACGCTTGTCGATACGATGTGTACGATGAAATCTGCATCCTTAAACTCCTTTGTGTATGCCGGAACAATGATGTGGAAAGGATCAATAGCTTCGAAGTCAATACGCTTCTTGTCCTCGTTCCAGATGATCTTGGCAACACCACGTCCATATAGAAGAATGTTGTCAATTACGGAAACAATCTCTTTCTGAAAGTTTGTCTTCTCCCGCATATTGTAATCAAACCAACGCTCGGCGGATACGGTTAGCGGGGTCAACTGCTGACGCATTGGAACGAAGCTAGAAAGAATGTCGTTGCCAATTGCGCTGTTGACGAAGCTGGGTTTCAGCTTCTCAATCGCTGTGTCAATTAGCTGAACGTGAAGATCGGCTGCTGTAGGCCAAGGCTTGACCTTACGGCGAACACCAAAGTAGCGAGCTTGATAGAACAACCGCTGGCGGTTCTCCCAAGTCTCACGCTGATTTAGCGAGTCAATGATCCGAGAATAATATTCTGTTCTGCGACTATCTTTGGCGTTCATTTGTTACGCTCCACTTTTAGTTCGTATGAAAGATCGTTGACTGCATTTAGGGCTTTCCTAGCCCACTCACGAGTACCAGGTGTACCTCTGCGGATTTCAGTATAGGTAGAATCTTTCATCAGTTCTTCAACTATCCCTGTTGTATGTGTCACTGGTGTCGTTGTTGCGCAGCCACCAAGACTCGCCACGCAGATCACGCTCAATAGCATCGCGGTTATGCTTCCACTCGCCTTCGATGTTTTGCGTTCGCTTTTCCTTCCAACCTGGAATGAGGCGAAACACGGCTGCGATGATCTCAAGGATTGCACGCAGCACAAATAAAGTTATTTAATGTTTAACCCAACCGTCTTCAAGAACGACACAATCTTTTCCAAGAAGCTGTCATCTGCTGGGGTAGGGGTCAATTTCACAATAATGCGAGCAGCGAGAACGATGCCACCGACAGCGGCTACGATCTCTTGCCAGTTTGAAGTAATCCAATTCCAGATGTTCATAGTTTTATCCTCCTGCGTCAAATCCAGACATGACAGGGTCGTGTGACACCATCATTTCCTGAAGTGACTTCCAAGTTGGACGTTCTATTTGGAAAGTCAAGTCCAAGCCGACATTAGCACCACTTACGCATAGTGCCAACGCATCAGCCCTATCTGGTGAGGCTATGCCTCTGGCACGCATTGAATCTTTAGATTCCACGCCAAGCTTACCCTTGCTATTTGTTATGGTGCGCCTGCAAGTTAGTTGAGCAGTCAGGTCCTCATCATCTTCGGGCAGGATGATTTCGGCATCCTCAATCTTCTTGGCCATGTTGTACCACATCTCGGCAGACCTGTTGGTATAAGCATTATTGTCATATGCTGTAGCCCCAAAGTTCACTCTGTTGACAGTCCATCCTGACTCGGCCAAGGCATCGCACATAACCATGCCCATACCGCTTGCGTCAGCGTAAATGTTGCTGGCTTCCAGTCCTGACTTCTTAAACTCGACTATAAACCTTCCAACGGCTGCCATGGTGTCCTTCTCACGCCATGCGATCATTGGCAGGATTTTGTTACCATCGCTTATGCAAATCACGTTCTGATCACCGCCAGCCGCAAAGTCAACGCCAGCTATCCTGACTCCCGGCTTAAACCTTGGTGGCGTGTTATAGCAGTTCTGGAGTTGGGCAAGGTTAATAACTAGGCTTTCTGCCCCTATGTCCACAAACTCGCCGTAGATCATGGATCGAGTCAGCGGGTGTTTTTCGCCGTAACGCTGGGTTATCTCGTCAATCTGCTCTTGGGTTATGTGGGGGCAGTCAAACGCTGTTACGGAATGCTTCTTCCACATATTGGCTTCCTTGGTGAACGCTCGATAGAACGCACCGCTAGTGCCGCCAGGGCTGGATGCAATTAGCAAGCGGGTTGGTTGGCATCGGCTGATGGCTTCAAACAATGGGTCAGATACAGTTTTGGCTTCGTCCACAACCATGAGCAGTGGGGCGGTTGAATGGTTCTCGGCATGCCATCCTTCGGCTCTGCCAGGATCAGTAGCCGAGTATCCTATGATGCGACTGGTGTTGCCGTTTGGGTGAAGGTAGCGGATTTCACCTGATGTAACTTCCCATCCTGACCCTATCCTAGCTACAAGTGAACGCAGGTTAGGCCAAAGTTGGCTTTCGACTTGCCTGAATACACCTGCTGTTGTTACTGCTATTGATCTTTGAAACGTGAAGCAATGCCATAGCAATACTGAAGCTATTACAGTAGAAGTCTTTCCAGATCCGTTGGCGGCTCTTAACGCAACTCTAGCCTGTTGTGGCTCCATATCTTTCAAAACTTTGCGCTGCCAGTCGTAAAGCTTTAGTCCTAGAACATGTTGTGCAAATCCAACTGGTTTTGAGATTTCTGCAATAATTTCTTCTGGAGACTTTTGTTTGCTTTTAATTGGCTTTGTCACATAGACCTCTTTTTATTTTGTGTCGCAAATACTTAGGGGGTATTAACATTTTTATCTGGGGGTTGGGGGAGGGTGGGAGGGGTGTCGTGTCCCTTCTGTAATCTCTTGCGTCTCATAGGTTTATGACGTTTTCTCTTAACTTCCGGAGCCACTAAAACTTTTTCGGGGGTGTTTGTCGCACAATGATTATTGTCTTCACTTGGATTTGCACGTTGAACATCAATCACTTCCGCTTCAATTTGTCTAACTTCTTTTGGTTCAATAGTTTGCACGTTTTTGGAATTGTATCCGGCGAGAAGTTGAGCCAAGGCTGGAGACAAACCATGCTGAACATCTTGCTTAACTTCCACTCTGTTAGGTGCTTGCACATATCCAAACGATCTTTCCAGCATCCATGCTTTAGCTTGCCATGACTTTTCTCCGGCATTGTTTATTGACTCTAAAAGGTTTACTTCGAGTTCGCGTCGAGCCTTTTTTATAGCAGACGCGAACGGAGCATGCCTTTGAGTCCAGCACCGGAGTGTGTTCGGACTGATACCCATAATCTCTCCGGCTTTCTCCCACGTCAAACCTTTCCGGATATATTCACAAACTTTTTCAGTCACCTCCTTTGTAAGTTTTGGAACAGCGTCCAAGGGCGGTTTTACCGGTGTCTCAATTAAACTTTTTTCATCGTTTGCTTTGCAATCCAACGCAGACGGATCTGAATTGTTAAGTTCAATACCTTTTACGCCATCTTCCATTGTTCCTCCGGTTGTCATGTTTTCAGCGAATATGCGTTTTTATAGCGAAATGGCTCCGAAAAATCGTTCGAGGATGCCTCCAAAAATCGTTTTCGCGAGTCTGTTGGATGCCCCATACCCCCCAAAAATAGCACACCGGAAGCTTAAAAAAAGCTTTACGCATTGATCCGGAAGAGCCAATCTTGACCCATGAAACACACACAATCGGGAGCGGAAACTATTCCCGCGAAAGTGAATAGAGAAAGACTCATGAACGAGTTTTATCGTGGAGTCTTGGTTAAGAATCGCCAAGTCTACGCATGGAAACCGAAAGCGGTATCTGTGCGAAGCACAATTCCAGCGGAAAACTCCACATGGGAGGAACGGCAGGAGATTAGAGATGGAAGAAACGCGATCCGGCTTGCTAGGAGTTACGCGAAAACAGAAAACAAACGTTCGGAAGACGTAAAAGACAAATATATGAAAGCATTCAGCGGGAACCTAGTTTCAGTTGAATTGGAATGCGTGTTCCATAAAAATTATTCAGTCCCAACGGAAAGGGATCTCGGAGTATTGACGGAGGTTGTCGGAGATGGATCAGTGAGATATGAAGATCAATCCGGAGAAGAGGGTTCCGGTGCGGAAGTAAAGGTTACGATGAGAAGCGAGAATCCGGTGAGATTGAAAAGCATCGTGGATAAGATTAACGCTATGGGCGGTGAAGTTAATACCACATGCGGAATGCATGTTCACCTCGATCAGCGTGGAGTATCTAAAGTAACAGCGACGAAAAGAGCGAAACGGCTTGTGAAGGCTCTTCCAGCTTTGATGCTTCTCGTCCCGCAATCGAGACTAGAAAATAGATTCTGTCAGAAAAACTTACCCATTCCAAAACAAGGAACATATCGCTTTAGCTCTGATCGATATATGATGATCAATTATCTTTCCGCATATCGGAAACATAAAACGATAGAAGTTAGGCTCCACGGAGGAACCTTGGATTTTTGGAAAGTTTTGGGATGGATTAAACTTTGTCAATTCATCCAAAACTCTTCAGAGATTGATATTTTGGCGAAAAATAATACGGAATCTTATCATGCCTATGTATCAATAGAAAAACTTATCCGAATGGAAACTCTTCCGGATTCGATCCGGCTCTATGTTTGGAGACGTTTTCGGCAGTTTCATGCCGGATTCGCCAACGCATTAAGAAACAAACTCATTCAGGAAAATAAAATTCATTTCACCGATGGGATGGCGATTAGTTAAAAAGAAAGGAAAAGACAATATGTGCAAATTATTAGGATTCTCGGTGTCAGAAAAAGTTAGTGAAGGTAAACTTTCGGAGATTATTCAAACGTCTCGCGATCTTTTGAAAGATCAAAAAGACGGATTCGGATATGCTCTATCCGGTGGAGATATTAGGGGAATAACTTCCCTACGTCTTACAACCGGATCTCTCCTCGGATACAATTATCCGGAGGCCGGCGAATGGGAAAGCTTGGCAGATAAGCCTTATGAGGCAAAAGGAAAGCTTTCTCCATGCACCGGAGGTATCTTCCATGGCAGAATCTCCACCAATTCGCTAGGAGTTGAGAACACTCATCCTTTCGTGAATGATGATCTTGCCTTGGCTCATAATGGGATAGTGGATTACTCCGGAAAGAAGAGAGCCAAAAAGGGAGTATGTGATAGTGAAGACTTGTTCAATACATTCACGATAGGCAAGGGATGGAAAGAATTGTCCAAGTATTACTCCGGATATGCGGGGATTCTTATCCTACGCTCCGGAGGAGCCTTGACGATCTATCGGGACAGCACACCGAACCTTCATATTTGCCTAGTCTCCGGAGGCATTGTTGTCGGGACGACACTCCATGACGTAACAAAGCTTGCTAGCCTTTTTGATGAGGTTCCAAACGCTCCATGGATGCTCAAGCCGGACTACGCCACCACGATCCAAGATGGGAAGATCATAGAAAAAGAATCTGTCAAACCTATGCCTTCTCGCTCCTTCGGTTCCAAGGATTCAAAGTCACTTGGATCTTCAGGATACTATTCCGGATATGGTAGCTATTACGATTCCCACAATTCCTACAAATCGAAGGAGAAAGAATTGTTCCCAGATTATGAGGTGGAATCCGGAGTGGATACCGCGTCGGAAGCTTGGGAAGATGGATACCAAGCCGGATATGATGACGGATTGAAGGGATACACTCACACAATCCTTTCAGCCGATAGAAACTACAAGGCCGGATACAATGAGGGATACGAAGACGGAAAGTTAGAGAAGAACGCTCCTAGCGTTGCCTCCGGTGAGGTTTGTCTATGAATAAAATATATTATGTCGTGGACGACAATTTAGAGTTGGTATGTTCAGGCTTTACTTCGAGTAAAGACGCATATCGGTGGATCATAAAAAACGGCGGTGAATGGAAACCTTGGTTCATAGGATCGGAGGATGTGAAATGAGTCTTCCTATCGTTTTTGTCCATGGTTTATCGCTCGGAGCCGTTCTTGTGGTTATTGTTTGGGTATTCTTCACTAAAAGATAGTCCAACCTTGTCTTTCCCTTTAGCATGGGGAAAGCAAAGGTTTGACCCGATAGGGTTTGCCTAAAAGAAACAGAAAAGAAAAGGAGACACAATGAGTGCATTATATGGAACGATTGTAGGATCAAAAGGAGTCGCGACACGTTGCGGTCATCGCGAATTGATTAGCCATTCCGCGTGCTGGAGTGGAGCCGTGAGAGTGGAATTGCAACATGACAAGATAACAAACTCGACAACCTATCGTGTTGAATTGGTTCCTTGGCATGGAGCCGGAGAGCATAGATTGTTAGCAGAGGGAACCATGGGAGGTGAAAGGAAATGAGCGAAAAAAGTTTATCTCCGGAGGAGTTATGGGAGAAACGAGTGCAAGAATTAGAATCTTTAGGCTCTACTACTTCAGACGCTCAAGCCGTGGCAGACG